GTTGACCAGCGCGAGTTGTCCCGGCTTGTATCTGACCTGCTGGACAAGATCGAGATCGACAAGGAAGCCAGACAGCGTCGTGACGAGCTTTACGAAGAGGGCTTGAAGCGTACAGGCATGGGCAACGACTCGCCCGGCGGTGCGCAGTTCAGTGGTGCCACCAAAATCGTTCACCCCATGCTGATCCAATCATGCGTGGACTTCTCCGCTCGCGTGATGAAAGAGATATTCCCGCCCGGCGGACCAGTCAAGTCGAAGATTTTTGGCAAGATCGACAAAGAGAAAACCGACAAGGCCGAGCGCAAGACCGATTTCATGAACTGGCAGATGACGCAGCAGATCAAGGGGCTGCGCGCAGAGCATGAGCAGCTGACGACCCAGATACCGCTTGGCGGCGTGCAGTACATGAAGTGGTACTGGGGCGGCACTCTACGTAGACCGTGCGCCGAGTTCATCCCGGTTGACGATATCTTCATCCCGTTTGCGGCGACCAACTTCTACACCGCCGAGCGCAAGACTCATCGCCAATATGTGACTGCGCAAGAGTTTGAGCGCCGTGTCGATATCGGCATGTACCGTGATTTGGTGCTGGTCAGCTCGCCTGAGCCAGACTTCTCGAAAGCGTCCAAGGCCAACGACAAGATCGAAGGCAAGAAGTCGTCGCCGTACAACGAGGACGGTCTGCGTACCGTGTACGAGATATCGCTGATGTGCGACATCGAAGGGGATGGCATGCGGCCGTACATCATCAGCATCGACGACAACATGCAGCGCGGCCTTAATCTGTACCGCAACTGGGATCCAAAGGACGAGAACTACGAAGAGCTGATGTGGATCGTGGAGTTCCCGATGATCCCGTGGCGTGGTGCCATGGCAATCGGCCTGACACACATGATCGGCGGTCTCACCGCTGCGGCAACCGGATCGCTACGTGCGCTGATGGACTCCGCTCACATCCAGAACATCCCGACAGCGCTGAAGTTGAAGGGTGGCCCAATGTCGCAAACGATCACGCTGCAGCCTACGCAGATCGCAGAGCTTGAAGGTGGCCCGATGCAGGACGACATCCGCAAGCTGGTGATGCCGCTGCCGTTCCCCGGCCCGAGCCCTACGCTGTTCCAGCTGCTGGGATTTCTTGTTGATGCCGGCCGTGGGGTAGTGCAGACATCGTTTGAGAGCTTGGCAGATCAAAACGCAAATGCTCCCGTGGGAACCACGCTGGCTCTGATCGAACAGGGCATGGTCGTGTTCTCCAGCATCCACGCACGCATGCACAACGCCATGGCCGAGAGCCTGAAGATCCTGCACAGGATCAACAGCAGCTACCTGACCGAGGAAGACATCAAGAAGGCTGGCGACTTTGAAGTCACGCCGGCCGACTTTGATGGCCCGGTTGACGTTGTTCCGGTATCCGACCCGCAGGTGTTCAGCGAGGCACAGAGGTTTGCGAAGGTGCAGGCAATCCTGCAGCGAGCAGACGCAAAACCGCAGCTGTACGACCCTCGCAAAGTCGAAGCAATGTTCCTGCGTCAGATGAAGCAAGATGAGGACATTCTGGTTAGCGGCGGCGAGATGGAGAATATGGATCCCGCCTCTGAGAACATGGCGGCGGTCATGGGTGCCCCTATTTTCGTACTGCCGACACAGAACCACATTGCTCACCTGATGGTGCATGTGCCGTTCACTATGTCGCCAGTGTTCGGTGCAAACCCGGCCAATGCGCCAGTGTTCGCCCCGGCGATGATCAAGCACCTGCGTGATCACGTTCTGCAGTATTACGTCACTGAGTCGCATCGCGCGGTGGACGACGCTACCAAGGACAAGCTGATCAAGCCAGACGACGCCAAAGAGCAGGCGCGATTGATCAACCTTGTGCAGGAAGAGGCCGAGCCGATTATGATGCGGGTGTCGCAGCTGATCGCGCACATGCAGTCAACGCTGCCGCAGATGCCGGCGCCGAATGCTCCGCCCGATACCAGTCTGGCTGTGGCCAACATCAACGCCACAGTGAAGCGCGAGGCGCTGCAGCAAGACGCACAGAAGGCTCAGCAGGCAGCTCAGATCAAGATGCAGGAGCTGCAGGCCGAGCAGGCGCAGCGAGCTCAGGATGCGCAGGCAGAGCAGATAAAGATCATGCAGCAGGAGCAGGCGCGCGCGCAGCTGGCACAGTACGAGCAGCAGCAGGAAAACATGCGCAAAGCCGAAGAGATGGCTACACGCGAGCGCATGAACACGGCCGACAACACGACCGCTCTTCAGCTGGCCGAGGCAGAAATCGAATCGGGCAACCGAGTAGCAGTAAGCACAGGGACTGGGATAAACCCGGGACCATAATCAGGAGAGTGACATGGCGAAGAAAGACGACAAACCAAAGGGCAAGGATGTGAAGATATCAGCTGACAACACATCGCAGCACAAGCGCTACGCGATGGGCATGTCAATCCCGCAAGGCAAGGGCGAAAAGAAATCACCCAAGTGATCAGCGAAAAAGTTTTGATGGCGCGGCTGGAGAAGCGACAGGCCGAGCTTGCAATGTCATCGCTCAGAAGCCCGGGGGATAAGTCGTCGTTCACGTTTGGCGCAGCAAGCGGAGTGCTGGCCGGGATCGACTACGCCCTTGCGGAAATTTTATCAATGATCAAAGAGGAAAGAGAAGGTGACAACGACCTGTGAAGATCGCGTCAGGCTCGATGGTGTTCCAGTAGTCGTGGAGCAGAATCAGGCAGGCGGTGCGATAGTAATGGCAAGGATCGAAAACACATTAACTGAACAAGCATTCCCAAAGGCAGACCCGGGCGTTATTCCGTTCGGTAGCCGCGTGCTGGTTCAGATCAGAAGCCCGAAGCTGAAATCGGCTGGCGGCATTATCTTTCACACTGAAACCAAAGAAACCGAGAAGTGGAACACGCAGGCCGGCAAGGTCATTGCGCTGGGTCCGCTCGCGTTCAAGAACCGCGACACGATGCAGCCATGGCCCGAAGGCAACTGGTGCCAGCCCGGCGAATACGTCCGCGTTCCCAAGTACGGCGGTGATCGGTGGGAAGTACAGCTGCCAGACAAGTCGTTCGCAATGTTCGTGATCTTCGCGGATCTCGACATCGTGGGCAAAGTAACCGGCGACCCGCTGGAAATGAAAGCGTTTCTCTAACACCTGAAGGAGGTGTCACATGGCAAATGAATTGATCGATGACAAAGATGACGACAAAGGCTCTCCCATTGAAGTGGTGGAAGGCAAGCAGCCGGGCAGTACGCTCTCGCTGAAAGACCGGCGGGATGACGACGACCATGACGACGATGCTGATGATCGCGTCACAAAGGCCGATGACGATGACGACAGTACCGACACGGATCGGGAAGAAATTCGTGAGCGTCGCCGGCAGGAAAAGAAAGACCGCAAACTGCGGCAGGAAGAAGCCAAGAACCGTTCGCAGAAGGAGCTGAAGTTCCTCCAGCAGCGCAACGAGCAGCTTGAGCGCCAGTTCTCGGCACTTGATCTGCGTCAGCGTCAGGGCGAGCTGACGGACATCGACAAGCACATTCAGGAGGCCGCGTACCGCTACCGGCAGGCCGAGCATGTGCATGCAGCCGCAATTACCGCCAACAACGGCCAAGATGCGACCGCAGCGATGCGATACCGCGATCAGGCCGCTGCCGACATCAGGCAGCTGCAGCAAGTAAAAGCGCAACAGGCTGCAGAGTTCCAGCGCGTGGCCCAAGCCGCCAATGCCCCGCCACAACCAGATATTCTGCCTCCTGAGCAGATAAAGCTGGCAAGAAAGTTCATTGAAAAGCACTCATGGTACGACCTGCAAGGCGGCGACGAAGACTCCAAGATCGTCAATGCCATCGACTCGTCCCTGATGGCCGAAGGCATGGATCCCGCTTCGTCAGAATACTGGAGCGAGATGGAATCCAGAATGAGGCGTCGTCTGCCAGAGAAATTCCAGCGCCAGCAATCGCGGAATGATCACGACGACGGCGATGACGACCGCCGGCCGGCGCGCACACCAACAGGTGGCCCACAGCTGTCTGGCGGTAGGGCATCCGGCGGCAGCTCAGGCAGGCAGCAGGTGTACATCAGCCCAGAGCGCAAGCAGGCGATGATTGATGCAAATGTTTGGGATGACGCCAAGCTGCGCGAGAAGTACATCCGCAAGTACATGGAATACGACAAGGCCAACGGCTCGCGCCGATAAACCACTTGCATCAGCTTTTTCACACTGGTAAATATAAACAATCGCTGTAGGAGCGACCATGACTGACATACGTAGCAAGAAATCCGTTGGCAAGACCCGGGAAGATCGCAAAGTGGGTGACCGTAACGTCACTGAGAGCCGCGAACTGACCGAGGGTGATCGGGTTGAGATGTTCAGACAAAGTTTTTTTCAGTCCGCATTGCCGGACTTGCCGAAGATCCCGGGTTACCACACCTGTTGGTTGACCACGACGAATCCACGGGACTCACTCGCAGGGCGCTTGCGCCTCGGGTACGAGCCCATCAAGCCGGAAGAAGTTCCCGGCTGGGAATACGCCACTCAGAAGACTGGCGACTACGTGGGCATGATAGGTGTAAATGAGATGCTGGCGTTCAAGCTGCCCGAAGACTTGTACAAACTGTACATGAAAGAGGCGCACCATGACGCACCGCTACGTGAAGAACAGAAGCTGCGGGACACCGCAGAGGCTATTGCTCACGAAGCTGAGAAAAAAGGCGCTCGGTTGCAAAAGGGTGAAGGCTTGGCTGACATTGTGGATGAGCGTGACGCAGAGTTTGAAGTTTAACTCGCGCCATAAACTTATTCATTAAGCTAAGGAGAAACGCATTATGTCCGCGACAAATGCACCCTTCGGCTTTCGTCCCTCCTACCATCCAAGTGGTCAGATGCGTCCGAAAGCCTACACTATCGCCAGCACCTACGCTGCGAACATCTTCCAAGGTGATCCAGTTAAGCTGGTTGACGCTGGTACTGTTCAGCTCGGCACATCTGATGGCACGCGCTCTGGCACTGTTGACGGCATTTCGCTGCTCGGCGTGTTTGCTGGTTGCCAGTACATCGACTCGCTGGGCAAGCCCACCCTGAGCCCGTTCTGGCCCACCGGCACCACTGCAACTGACATCGTTGCATGGGTGTACGACGATCCTGAGACGATCTTCCAAGTTCAGTACAACAACCCTTCGTCTGGCACCACCGTGCAGACAGCTGTAGGCGAAGAGTGCGACTGGACTGTGGCGTCGCCGGGCGGATCCACTGCAACTGGCTTGAGCAACACCTATCTGACTGCGATCCAAGCAACATCGGGTCAGTTCCAGATTACTGGGTGGGCTCTTAACATCAACGACGCATTGACTGACGCTTACATTGTGGCGACTGTTCGTATCAACGAACATCACTACAAAGCTGCCGTCAACTCAATCTAAGGGGGTCTGACAAATGGCTACTCCAATGCGCAGTACGGACTTCCGGGCGGTAGTTGAGCCCATCCTGAATGAAACCTTCGACGGCGTGTACGACCAACGCGCCGACGAGTGGAAGCAAGTTTTCAACGAGCAGAAAGGCATCCCGCGCTCTTACCACGAAGAACCCGTTCTTTTTGGTTTTGGTGCGGCTCCTGAGCTGCCAGACGGCATGCCTGTCACTTACCAAAGTGGCGGCATTCTGTTCATCCAGCGTTACCTCTACCGCGTGTATGGCCTTGCCTTCGCGCTGACCAAGGTGCTGGTAGAAGACGGCGACCACATCCGCATGGGTCAGACCTACGCCAAGCATTTGGCGCAGTCGCTGATCGAAACGAAAGAAACGCTGTGCGCGAACATTCTGAACCGCGCCTTCACCTCTGGTTATACCGGCGGTGACGGTGTAGTGCTGAACAGCGCATCGCACCCGCTGGCCAACGGCCTTACGGCCAGCAACGTGCTGTCCACTGCAGCGGCTCTGTCCCAGACCTCTCTGGAACAGATGCTGATCCAGATCCGCAACGCTGTTGACAACAACGGCAAGCGTATCCGCCTCACCCCGCAGCAGATCGTCACCGGCCCAAGCAACGTGTTCCAAGCAGAAGTTTTGCTGAAGAGTGCTTTGCGCGCCGGCAGTGCCGACAACGACATCAACCCCATCAAGTCGATGGGTATGCTGCCGAAGGGTCAGGCGAACCTGTCACGTATCACTTCCACCACCGCATGGTGGGTACAGTGCGATGTGCCAGATGGCCTGAAGCTGATGATGCGTCGCAGCCTTGAGAAGAGCATGGAAGGTGATTTTGAAACCGACTCCATGCGCTACAAGGCCACCGAGCGTTACATCCCGGGCTGGACGGATTGGCGCGACTTGTGGGGCACGCCGGGCTTGTAGTAATAAAAAGAGGGGGGCTTCGGCTCCCCTCTTTGTTGTTCCGGGATAACCCGCGTATCTGACAGCCCCGGCTGACGACATGCAGACAGATACGCCCAACTCGCATGTGAGGAATTTCTAATGGCTTCAACTACTTTTTCCGGCCCAGTTACGTCAACCAATG